CCAACAAACCGCAACCCTGCCCAAGAAGCGCCACTCGCAGTACAGCGGCGGTGGGCGACGTTCGACCACGCAAGTCCTGGCTCCTGTGGACTTCGGTGACCATGTTTTTAACAACGAACCTCGCCTCCGCCTTATAGCTGAGCGCGTGTTTGCTCCTCAAGTGCCCTTTAGGTTGGACGAAGCACCAAGAACCGACGCTCCCACCTACGCACCTGTTGATCAATTGGGCCCAGTACTTCTTCAACAAGTACCGGTAGTCACTGGCAATGATTTTCAAAGTATGCTCGCAGCTTTTAATAAGCGATGTAACTTCCACAGTGACGCAAGGGTAAGCCCCCCAGTAGTGAAGTCGGCCCGACGATTAGCCGACCTTGTCTTCCCGAAGGTTGAACCGTTCGATTGGACTCAGGATATTTATGACCGATGGGTGAAGAAATTCGCCCCTGAGAAACAATCTAGAATGGCTAAAGCACTTAACAACCTCCACGACGTGGACTTTCGCACCCTAAACACCAAGTCTCTCATGGTCAAGGGTGAAGTACTCCTTAAACGAAATGACCCGTCCTGGGCACCGCGCATCATATATGTAGGTTCAGATGAATATAACGTCTTGACCGGACCCTTGATGGATGAGTTTAACAAGAGGTTCCTATGCGCGACAGACATGTTCTCATCACCAGTAGTTGAAAAAGTCATATGGGCATACACCAAGACTGACGTAGAGATCGCAGAAGATCTGTCTGGGTGTCCTCGCTATTACGAAGGCGATTTTTCGTCCAATGACAGGAGTCAACTGGTTGACGTACATGAGATTTTTGCACACTGGCTCAAACGTTCGGGAGCCCCTTATTGGTTCCGTCGTTTTTACATTGAAAACTCCAGAAAATTCCGCGTTGTATCTTATGAATATGGGATCAGTGCCGATATTGAGAATCAGTTGGCCACCGGCGGCACTGACACCACTGGTCGCAACAGCGTTTGGAATTTCTGTCTCTGGTATTCTTTCTGTGAGTTTAACAATGTGAAAAAGACGAAGGTAGCAATTCTTGGTGATGATATTGCCGCTGGTACCGACGAAAAAGGCATTTCTTGCGACAAATGGACAAAACATTGCCTGGACGCTGGCATGAGGCTTAAGGCCCAGGAGCGCCGGTTTTTTTGTGATTTAACGTTTTTGTCCCGCTTTTTCGTTCCGTGCGGGGATAGGCTGTGTATGGTCCCACTGATTGGCAAGGCCCTAATGCGATTCAATGCTCGAGCGAATCGTAATTCAGACGTCAGTGATGATGAGTACATGGCGGGCAAATCCCTGTCTTACGCGTACGAGTTTCGGCACGTTGCTTACCTTCGTGATAAGTTCATGCTCCGCTTCTCCAAGTGCAATGTATCCGTCCAAGGTTTGAGACTCCACGATTTAACTTGGTTCGCCAAACAAGGCGTCTACACGGTTGAAGACGTTTATCGTAAAATCCTTGGTGAGGAGATCGTACTGGATGACTACAGCTTCCTTGAAGTTATCATGGCAAAATACGATATTGGGCTCTTCGACATGGATGAATTGACTGACCGTTTGATCACGGAAACCGCCCCGGTGGTTTTCAGTGATGAACGGTACTATCACTTCAAACATGAAGTTGAGTGACGCTCGGCTTTAGTAAATATAGTACCCTGTTCCGGTAGCTTGGTCCCCTTTAAGGACCCGGTGTGGGAGATACTGGTGCCCGGCTTTCGCCATTCAGTGACTACGTCAA